TTGATCTGCTTGCGAATCATGTTTAGTGTATTCATTTTGAACTCCTAAAGTAGTTGGATTTTTAGGCCCGTTCCTTTAGTCGTTTGCGTCCCAGTACCACTCACATTCTGGCGCAGAATCCTTTAAGGTTTCTACTAACTCAACCTTAACTATATTGCTAAGATTAGCGTTGTTCTCAATCCTCAGCATGATAGCATCAGTTTGAGTGCATGAGAGTGTTGTATAGAATAATAGTTCTAACATGGGATGAACGGCTCCGTTCCGCGACTTACTTGCGTCCCCTAATTAAGTCCAAATTTGTTCTAAATTAGGAGATGAACGTCAGGTCTTATTATAGACCTCATATCTTATTTAGTCAAGTGTCTTCGTATCAACACGAACACTTATAGTTATATTTATTTAAATAATTTAGAGTCTCCTTGAGTCCACCACGATGCTTAAGTCCAATAGAGATTTGTGGATACTCTGCATTACTACCAAACTCTGCATGGAATTGTGTATCTGTAAAATCTTTATCTAAGAAGTACTCATGGAAATCTTCATGAATACTTTTCAAAAGCATACCAGCTCTTTCACACTCTTGACTACCGTTACTGTAAATTACTGCTTGCATTTTCTTCTTAACCAACATGGTTTGCATAGTGAATTTTTATATTTATTCTCATGTGGAACATAACATCCAACCTGAGGACATTGGTTTGCAGGGATCATTTCACCACACCCTACACACTCAGTTTCCCACATCTTCATAATAATACTTCATTGGGGTTGAGATTTTTCACAAACTGAATAGGATCTTTTTCGGTCTTATGTACCCAATGATATTGTATACGTTCAAATTCAGGATTCCATGTTTGAATACAGATATAATCAGTCACGTTGTCTCCAGTCATCAGGTTTGTCTTGCTGAAACCAATTCTTAATGTCGTCAGCATCAGTGAATCCCTTCTTATGATTGGATGGGTCGGGATCACCTAATCCCATCCTATTCAGAAAATCATCGGTACTACCTTCCTCAATCTGTTGTGCATGTTGACGACGTGCCATCTTCAACATCTCATTAGCAGATGTATTTGCCTTAGCAAGTTTCTGTGCCCAGACCATATCGTCTAATTTGACTTCTTCCCCATTAGCAATACATTTACAAATGAATTCTAGTTTAAGTCTGTATTGTGTAGAAAGCATATGCATTTCCTGCTGGTATATTTATTTTAAAGGGTTTCCATGTTTATCAACTAATCCAAGTTTCCTAACTTGAGATATATTTGATCTTTTACTTTTTTTTATTTTTTTATACTGTTTAATAATTTTATCAATCTCATTTTTAGATATATTAACTTTAAGTTCATCTTGATCGTCACTCAAAACAAAGCCAACACCAGATTTACTTGGTGCTTCCTTGGCATCAACATAGTCATTAATAACATCTTGAATTTCATCTTTGATCAATTCATTAATTTGATCTCTAAGGTTTTCGTCACTCATTTTTTTTTCTTTTTTTCAGGACTTTTATATCCCCACATTTTAGGATTTACTGATCCATATCCAAATCCAATATTCTTTACTGCACCAGGACCGTATTTGTCATAGTACATATCAAAAAGATCAACTACTTTTCTACACCTAGTCAAATCAATATAATTTACGCCATCAACACTATATGTAATCAATCTAGCATCAGTAGGAAATGATTTATCATTAGCTTTATCAATTGTAGTTTTTTCTAGAATAATTTCACAACCATAATAGGAAGGATCTTGATTCTTTATTGGTTTACTTTCCATTTTAGAGGTTTCCTTTACTGCAACTGTCATGAGCGACCACCCCAACGAATATCAGAGTATGCTTCACTCACAAGTTCTTTTGTTAGTTTATATTTTGACGAAAGTTTTTTGTCTTTTGTAAAAATTAAAACTTGAGATTCTTTCGGATGGAGTCCACGGAGCATGTTAATAAACATCATCTCTCTACGAGTAGCATTTAAAGTATCATTCCCACCTTTCACAAAATGGTAAAGGTTTTGATACTCTCTACGGAGAGATGTTTTTCCTCGCCCATCAAGATCTTGTCCAGTAGCAGATTCTCCACCCGTTGCTTCTTTTGCAATATTTTCTGAAAGAGATCCAGAATATACGGATTGATCATCCGCATCTCCATATGGAACTTCCCCTTCTGGAAGTAAAGAAATAACAGTATCATCAAAGTTCCAAATAAAAATGGTCTTTAATGAATCATGCTCATACTTTTTAAGAACTTCAATTTTTTTCGCTTTAGTCCTTTGCTTTGATACGAGTTCTAAAACTTCATATACAAAGGGATTTGGTGGAAGATTTTGAATAGGAGTTTCAATCTTCTTCTTCGTCGTCGTCTTCATAGCTATTTTCAAATCGTACTGCTAAAATTTCGTCGGGTAATACATTCCCATTCTCATCAAACATTTCAGGATGAGTATATACTGGTTGATTTGCCCATACATTCTCTCTCGCCAACCATCCTACAATGCCTCCTACAAAAAAGAACATAATTGAAACAAGAGTTCCAATCGTAAGTGTTACTGCCAACATGATTCTACTCCGGAGAATTATTTCTTTTTAATATCCAAATAAAAATTTAAGTGAAAAACAATCTCTCTTCGGAAAAGAGAGACCATATTACCAAACTTTATCTGAAAAGTTTTTGGTGGATCTGGTTTATCTCTCCTATTTCTTAATAGTAATTCAACCCCACGATTAATGTGGGTTTCTTCATTATTTAGATTGTTTTTTTCTTCGTCCTGGTTTCCTATCACTACTATACCTCCATGCATCTTCTAAGATGCCATACAAATATTTTTTAATTTTTCTTGCTTGTGGTTTGGGAATATGACCATAACCTTCACGAATTTGTTTATGTTCATTATCAGAACCACCAGCAAGATATTCATCAAGATCCATAGTAAGTTCACTCAGTTCAGCCGCTGTCGAACTTTCAATAAAATGATCTATCTCATGCTTTTTAGTTTTTGTTGTTTTTAGATAATCATAAAATTTTAAATTCATTTGTCCCTCAAAGGCATTATCAATAGCATGTTCAATAAGATCGTAAATGTCGATGAGGTTTTGTTCCATTAGACTAAATTTTGTTCTCTAAGATACTTAACAGTTTCAGTGCATCCACCAATGACAATATCATCTTTCATAACTCTTGGAAAGGTAGACCCTACCCCAAACTTATCATAGAATTCATCACGAGTGAAGTCCCTGTCAAGTTTATATATCACATGCTTAATTTCTGCAAGTTGTAATACCTGTTGAACTTTATCACAATAAGGACAACCGTCCCTAGAATATATCATAAAAGTCATTTTAATACTCCTTTCCAATCGTTTTCAAAAATTTCCATACCTTTGTCTGTGAGAATGTGATCATACATCTGATCAAATACCTTGGGCGGCATCGTACAGATCTGAGCACCATTATACCATGAACGAATTGCACGTTGCACACTACGGATTGATGCAGAGAGAACCTGAGTTCTCGCACCATGAATACGATACAACTCAGAGATAGATCTTACAACCTCCAGTCCTGCCACTGACTGGTCGTCTAAGCGTCCCACAAAGGGAGAAACATATGTTGCTCCTGCCTTTGCTGCTAGGACTGCCTGAGAGGCACAGAAGATGAGTGTGACGTTGACTCTAAATCCATCATCAGACAGTTCTTTGCAAGCTTGTAATCCATCTCTAGTACAAGGAACTTTAATAGTAGCAACATCACCAAACTTTCTACCAAGTCTATATCCTTCATTATACATTTCACCTGCTGTTCCCATTACTTCCATACTGATGTCCTGGACACCAATATCTTTAATTTCTTGGTAAACATCTTCGGGATTACGACCACTCTTTAATATGAGTGAAGGGTTAGTTGTGACACCATCAACTAACCCTGTACTAAAGTACTTTGCAATTAATTCAGTGTCTGCTGTGTCTAGAAAAATTCTCATAAAAAAAGGGTCTGTTTGAGACCCTTAAAGTATATCAGATATTCAAAATAAAATCAACTAAAATTACTCCAACAAATCTCGACATATTCTTTTACATGCCGATTGCTTATCATCACATTCAATAAGACAGTTATAATAGTCATTAACCGTATCGAAATCACTAATATATTCGCCCATTTTATTGTCAAAATGTTTCCATTCTGCTAATTGATTGTGGGAAATTAAATTATGCATGTTTAACCTCTTAATGTTTATTTGATAATTAAATATAGTAAATTTCAAACCATTATACTTCCTCCTTACGTTCATTTTATATCTATTCATCTTTATGTAACGTTATGTATATTTATGTAGTTTTTGCATATCTACACAATAATGGGTATATAATTTACATTTAGTTTCAATAGTATATCATTCGTAATAAAAAACCACCCCTGTCAAGCAGAGGTGGTCGGTCTAGGAGGTGGTCTGAATGGACAGTCTGGACATCCAGCACCACAGCATCCTCTATTCTTTATCATAAAGTTTCTCTAGTTTTTCTCTAGACAGATCTACATACATCACCTCTTCTCCTGGTTCAGGTGCTTCAGGATGCTTTGGCTTGGGAGGAGTTCTCATCTCTATGTTAATAGATTGAATGTTACTCCACATCATAGCAAAGGCAGCACCGCCAATAGCAGCGAAGCATACAAAGTATAGCAAGAGTTCAAAGTTATTCATGATCACTAAATCTATTATGAATAACATTAATACGCTCATCTTCATGAGCAATAATATCTAGTTGTTCCTGAATAGCAGCAAGCACATCAGGGTGCTCACCAATACCAACAGGATTGTGTAAGTATACTTCTACGTTTGCGGTTGCTTTGGCAATATTACCTTGAGCATCAGCAAGTAGAGCATCCAACATTTTGACGCGAAGATTGCAAGACATAATAATTTAAATTTGTTTTATATAGTGAAGCGATTAGGTTTGATTAATCGCTTCATATTAAAGGTTATGTGGATAAGTTTTAATTAGAAGAATCTTTATTAAAGGCTAATTTCTTTGATACGATGGGACCATCATACCGCCATCTTGATCATCGTCATCGTCAGGATTCTGAGCAACAAAGAACAAGATGAGCAGTGCGACCCACATTAAAATGTATTCAATGTGCATTTTTATGCCTCTTGAAGGGACTGAACTGTGTTATGAAGTTCTCCAATGTCTCGGAGACCTTCAGCACTGAACCAAGGGGCATTTGCCCAACTAAATCCTTCACCCATGGTACTATCGGGTGCTGTGATATACCAATGACATGCTGTGTCTGGTACATCAACCGCACACTTAGACCAATCATCCTGCCACTGTGGGACTTGCACCCACATCAATGCAGCAAACATAAAAGTGAAGAGTGATTTAATCATTTGTGAATTTCCGTTTTATGAGATGGTCTATTGAGAAATTACCAGGACCACTGAGGACGATACATGCTGCACCTCCCCAGTAAAGAACTAAGAGTTCTAACAAGTAAATGTTGAATCCAGATGTAAATAGAGCATGATAAATTGCGAATGATATTGTGCCTAAGATTGCTAAGGCACCCAGACGAGTGCCTAGTCCACAGATAACCATCCA